TAATATTAAAACGCACTTCATTTCCATGTCTTGTCAGATCATCCATGCTCAGCCTATTTTCTATTGCGCTTATATAAGGCTGCAAACTATAAGCTACAAACTCTTTCTCCCCGAAAACGGCCGTACGGGTCGTACAAGGCCCTTGTGAGGGCCAGCCAAGCCAAGACCTAAACTAATGGCTAGTAAAACGCCACGATCTAAAACTGGGGCAACTCAGCCGCGCTTGCAAAACACGCCTCTTAAAGGGCCAAGCCGGATAAATGAGGTCGCACAACTTGCAGAGCTGATAAATGCGCCCCTCCTCCCCTGGCAGCGCTACGTGCTAGGCGATATGCTGACAATAGACAAAAATAAGCAGTTCATCCGTAAGACAAGTTTAGTTTTATGCGCTCGGCAAAATGGAAAGAGTCACTTAGCGCGGATGCGTGTACTAGCTGGCCTGTTTTTGTTTAATGAGCGTAACCATGTCATTATTAGCTCGGCTCGCGCTATGGCACTTACTACTTTTAGAGAGATCGTAGACGCGATAGAACAGACACCTGAGCTGCGATCACAACTTAAACAGATCCGCTATACAAACGGCGCAGAGGCCATAATCCTAAAGTCCGGGGCGAGATTAGACGTTAAGGCCGCAACGCGTGACTCTAGTCGCGGCGCTACTGCCGATTTTCTATTCATAGATGAGCTACGCGAGATTGACGAGCTGGCCTATTCTGCCGCTATGCCGATAACACGCGCCCGGCCTAACGCACAGACGCTACTGTGCAGTAACGCTGGCGATGCCTTTAGCACAACGTTAAACGATCTACGCGAGCGCTGCCTAAGCCATCCACCAGCATCTTTAGGTTATTACGAGTACAGCGCGCCACAGTTTGCAGCTTTGACAGACAAAAAAGGATGGGCAGCTGCTAATCCTGCCCTTGGCATACTAATAAATGAAAGTGCAATAGCTGAGGCTTTGACGACACAAAGCGTAGAGCAATTTCGCACAGAGAGTTTGTCTCAATGGATTGACAGTTTGCAAAGTCCTTGGCCGCATGGCGCAGTTGAGGATGCTAGCGATATTACGCTTAAAATGTCACCTGGGCCGTTTACAGTCTTTGCCTTTGACGTCAGCCCTAGCAAGCGCGATGCAAGTCTTACGATGGGTCAAATATTGCCAGACGGCAAAATCGGCATAGCAGTCCTAGAGACCTACAGCAGTCAGGTAGCAGTAGACGAGCTTACAATAGCAGCTAGTATAAAAAAATGGTCAGACACGTTTTTTCCACGTGTAGTTTGCTACGACAAGTACACGACAGCATCTATAGCACAACGCTTACAGATGGCAGGGGTGCAGACTAGAGACGTATCAGGCCAGGCATTTTATACTGCCTGCTCGGACTTTCATAATGCGCTAACTAATAATCGTATACGGCACTCAGGCCAAGATCAACTAGTGCAACAGATGGCTAACTGTGCGGCTAAAACTAACGATAGCAGCTGGCGTATCGTGCGCCGTAAATCTGCTGGGGCTGTAGATATACCTATTGGCCTTGCTATGGTTGTACACGTCCTAGCACAGCCTGTAGGTGAGGTTAAGGTCTACAGTTAGACACGCCGACAAGTATATGTAACGTTTTGCCTGTGGATAACCTACAATCTAGGCTATGGGGTTATTACAGACGTTAGGCATAGCTAAAAAAGATGTAACAGCTGAGTTAATGCCGCCTGTAATGAACGCAGGCTACGGCGTAGGAGTTTACAGTTTTGGCGGCCTGTATGGCACAGGTAGCGGCGCACCTTTTATAGATCGCAATACTGCGCTACAAGTACCTAGTGTTGTGCGCTGTTCTAACTTAATTAAAGGCGTTATATCTACACTTGATCTAAAGCTATATAAAAAATCTACAGGCGAACAGCTAGAGTCTCCGCTATGGCTAGATCAACCTGACATACGCCAGCCGCGTAGTGTGACTATTGCATACACAGTAGATAGCCTTTTGTTTTACGGCGTTGCTTATTGGCGCGTTACAAGTCTCTATGCAGATGATGGCAGACCTAGTTCGTATGAGTGGGTCGCTAACTCACGTGTAACAGTTACAACAAATAAAGACGGCACGTTAGTAGATACTTACGCTGTTAATGGCGTAATAACACCTAACAGCGGTATCGGCAGCCTTGTCACTTTTCAGTCTTTGTTACCTGGTGTGTTAGATACTGGCGCTCGCACAATACAAAGCGCAATAGATGTACAAAAAGCAGCTAGCGTATCTGCTGCTACACCTATGGCTACTTGTGTAATTAAAAATAGCGGTGCTGATCTACCTGAAGCACAAATTAGCGGTTTACTAGCTGCTTGGAAAGCTGCACGTGCGTCACGATCAACGGCGTATTTAACTAGCACTTTAGACGTACAAAATATTGGCTTTAGTCCTAAAGATATGATGTATAACGAGGCTAGCCAATACCTTGCTACAGAGATAGCGCGTCTTATGAACGTACCAGCTTATTATATTAGCGCTGACATGAATAACAGCATGACGTACCAAAATATTTTAGATGGTCGTAAAGAGTTTGTAGCTTATAGTTTGCAGCCTTATATAAGCGCAATAGAAAATAGGCTGAGCATGGATGATCTGACAAGACATGGAAATGAAGTGCGTTTTAATATTAATGACACTTTCCTACGTGCTGACACAACTGCGCGACTAGATGCAATAGAAAAGATGCTAGCACTTGGTCTTATTAATTTAGACCAAGCAAAACAAATGGAACAATTAACACCTGACGGCTTAGGAGATACCAATAATGATCTTAACATTTAGTGGCGTAGTACAAGCTGTAGACAGCGGCGAGCGCCGAACAATCGCTGGTAAAATTGCACCTTATGACGGCGAGATCGGCATGACCAGCGCTGGGCCTATTGTCTTTGCTAAGGGCAGCATTACAGCTGAGACACCTAATAAAATTAAACTGTTAATGCAACACGATACAGGCCAGCCTGTAGGCCGTATGGTAACAATGCAATCTACAGAGGACGGCCTGTATGCAAGCTTTAAGATCAGCGCATCAACGCGCGGTAACGATGCAATTTTGCTAGCCCAAGAGCAACTTATGGATGGCTTATCCGTTGGAGTTGAGGTAATCAACTCTGAGCCAAAAAAAGGTTATCTTTTGGTCACAGCGGCTAAGCTGCGAGAGGTCTCCCTAGTGGAGTCGGCCGCCTTTCCAAGCGCCGCTGTGCAAAGTATTGCCGCTAGCGAAAGCGAAGCGACAGAGCAAGACAACCCAACCCAACCCGAAAGCGAGGCAGCTGTGACTACAGCCCCTGAAAATCCGATCGAGGATCAAGCCGAGGCTGCACCTGTAGTAGAGGCAGCACGCGCGATTATCCGACCAAGCGCACTAGATAGCCAGCGCGTCCGTACACCAATTACAAATATGGGCTCCTATACAGAGCACAAAATTAAAGCAGCCTTAGGTAATGAGGACTCTAAGCTATATGTAACAGCTGCAGATGACAGCTTCACTACTAACCCTGCATTTAATCCAACACAATTTTTAACAGAGTTCGTAACCAATACTCGTTTTGGTACACCTGCTATAGATGCTTGCTCTCAGGGTGTCTTACCTGCAAGTGGTATGACAATCTCTGTACCCTCACTCGTTACCTCAAGCGGCGGCGGTACAGGCGTAGCACCTGTAGTAACTCAGGAAGCCGAAGCTGGCGCTGTACAAAATACAGGTATGGAAACTGCTTATATTAACGGAACTGTTAAAAAGTATTCAGGTATGAACACACTCAGCGTAGAATTGCTAGAGCGCTCAGACCCTAATTTCTATTCCGAGCTTACAGCTCAGCTACAAAATGCTTATCTAAAAACTATTGACAGCCAAGTCCTTACAGACTTGCTAGCAGCAGGTATGAACGGCACAAACACAACAGCAGATTTAGACGGCATTGTGGCGTATGCAGCTGAGGGCGCTCAAGAGATCTACAAAAACACAGGTTATTTTGCTACAAATTATATTGCTAACCCTGCACAATGGGGCGCTCTAATTAAGGCACAAGATACAACAAAGCGTCCAGTATTTACGGCGCTACAGCCAATGAACGCGGCAGGACAGGTATCACCTACAAGTATCAGAGGTTCTGTATTAGGTCTTGATCTCTATGTAGATAAGAACTTTACAGCTACTACTTTTGATGACGATAGTGCAGTTATTCTTGCACCTGAAGCATTTACAGTTTATCGCAGCCCTCAGGCGTATATGTCTGTAAATGTTGTATCAAATCTACAAATCCAGGTTGCTATTTATGGCTTTATGGCAACTATTGCAAAAATGCCTAATGGTATTCTTAAGTTTAAGAAAACCTGATAACGACATAACCCACTAATAGTGCGCTAGGGCATATTTAGCCCTTTGCCCTAGCGCACCTAGTAAGAAAGGTAAAGAGATGCCAGCCACGTATGTAACAGCTGCAACGCTAAAGGCAAGCCTAAGCGTGGGCACTCTTTACGATGCTTACACCTGGATAGAGGACACCTGCCAAGCCTCAGAGGATCTCATTAACAGTTTTTTAGAGTTTGACTATGCACCTGTTGTAGGGACAGCCCTTGTAAGTAACGTAGCTACTGTAATGCTGGCTAACCCTGGATTATTTACTACAGGCGAGACTGTGACAATCGCAGGGGCAGGTAGCACCTTTAATGGTAGCTATACAATTACAGCTACTCTACCTTTTAGCACAGGCACTACAAACCTACTGCCAGCCTTTAATATGCAGCTTAACTATTACCAGCCTGCACGCGGCTACAGCTTTATACAATATGCAAAGGTTGCAGCAGATCAAAACTTTAGACGTGTCAAGCCGTATGGCCGGGCAACAGGGGCAGACACAAAGACTGCTAGCTATGCAACTACGCCTGCTATAAATGCAGCTGCTCTTATGCTGGCCGAAAATATATGGACGTCACGCTTTAGTACACAAAACGGCGGCACTAGCGTAGACGGCTATAGTCCTAGCCCTTTCAAGATGAGTAATACGCTTATGGCATCTATACGCGGTTTGCTAGCGCCATACCTCAGCCCTAACACAATGGTCGGCTAATGCCAGCGCCTATAACTACCCTGCGTGCAACTATCGCAGCTGCCCTAGCAGATGCTAGTTATTCTACTTTTGATTTTCCGCCTAGCACCATGCTTGCTAACAGCGTGATCGTAGCGCCAGCTGATCCATACCTTACGCCTAGTAATAACAGCCACGCAGGTATATCACCATTAGCAAACTTTAAGATTATTGTAACTATACCTATGTTTGATAATAATGGCGCACTTAACAGTATAGAGACAAACTTTTGCACAGTATTTAATAAGTTAGCTGCAAGCTCTATTGTCTTTAACGTTACGGCTGTATCTGCACCTAGCGTTTTAACTGTAGCAAGCGGTGACTTACTTACAGTAGATTTACAAATATCCGTACTAACGAGCTGGAGTTAAAATGGCACTAACAGACGAGGACAAAGCGTTTTTAATCAAGATAGGCCAAGATGTGCCTGCCGAGGTTAAAGCAACACCTAAAAAGCAAGAACCTACAACAGAAAAGGACGAGGCATAAGCGATGGCCATTTATTTATCCAACGGAGTAGTGGTTACGCTAAACGGCGTAGCCCTATCAGATCACGTTACAAGCGCGACAATTAACAGAACTTTTGACGAGCTAGAGGTAACAGCTATGGGCGATACTGCTCACAAGTTTGTCAAAGGCCTAGAGGCAAGCACTATTACTTTAGATTTTCTAAATGATACAGCTGCATCTAACGTCAATGCAACGCTACAAGCCGCATGGGGTACAACAGTAACCCTGACACTAAAGCAGACAAGCGCTGTAATTTCAGCTACCAATCCTGAGTTCCAAACTACTGTGCTTGTAAACAACACACAAGATATAAATGGAAGCCCAGCCGATATTAGTAGTCAAAGCATTACTTTTACCTGCAACAGTCCAATTGTTGTAGATACAACTCCATAACTAACTAAGCAAAGGGGCTAAGACAATGGCAAGACTAAAAATTACAAGGGCTGACGGATCAGTATCTGAGCACCAGATAACGCCGCGTATTGAGTATGCCTTTGAACTTATGGCTAAAAAAGGCTTTCATAAGGCTTTTAGAGATGACGAAAAGCAGAGCGATGTTTACTGGCTAGCCTGGGAGTGCATCCGCACTAGCGGCGAAACTGTACCTACCTTTGGCCCAGCATTTTTAGAAACCTTAGCAAAAGTAGAGGTGCTAGACGATAACCCTTTGGAGTAGTGGGGCGCGGTAGTTTTGGCTACGTTATCGCGCAGATTGCCGTAGAGACAGGTATCGCGCCCCAGGCTTTATTGGATTTAGATAGCACAATGTTTGCTAATGTTATTAAAGTACTAAACGACAGATCAGAGGATATAAAAAATGCCAACAGAGGTAAAAGGCGCGCTTGAGTTACGCAAAGCACTTAAAAAGTTTACCCCTGACCTGGCTAAGGAAACACAAAAAGAATTAGGCGCTTTGCTAAAACCTATGACACAAAAAGCACGTGGTTTTATACCTAGCGAAGCGCCTTTGTCCGGATGGGGCAAAGGCAGTATAAATGGACGCTTTCCTGAGTGGAGTAGCCAAGCTGCTAAACGCGGTATTGGCTACAAAACTACGCCATCTAGACCTAACAGATCAGGCTTTAGGGCGCTAGCGCGTATTGTAAACAACAGCGCAGCAGGTGCGATTTATGAGACTGCTGGGCGCGTCAATCCTCAAGGCAGCTTAGAGAGTAAATCTAAAAATCCTAACGCAGGCAAACAATTTATAGACGCTATAAATAAATACGGGCAAATAGTAGATGCAGGTGGCAAAATGCGAGGCCGAGCTATATTTAGAGCTTACAAAGAAGATAGCGGCAAGACTAACGCAGCGATCTTAAAAGCTATAGCCGCATCTAAAGTTAAGTTTGATGCAGCAGTAGGTAGACGCTAATGGCCGATCCAGCATTAGTTGTAACTTTAGCCGCTGAGTTTGTAGGCAAACCTGCATTTAAGCAGGCAGACACAGCTACACAAAAACTTAGCAAAGGCGTTAAAAGCCTTGCTAAAAGTATCGGCGTTGCCTTTAGTGTTACAGCAGTCCTCGCATACGGCAAGGCAGCAGTCAAGGCTGCAGCGGCCGATGAAAAGGCACAAAAGCAACTAGCCCTAGCTCTTAAAAACGTAGGGCTTGGCCGAGACGTAGCAAGCTCTGAGGCTTATATACAGAAACTACAAAGTGAGTTTGGCATAGTAGACGATAAGCTGCGCCCGGCCTATCAGACTTTAGCGGTGGCAACGCGCTCATCTAGTGAGGCACAAAAATTATTAAACCTTGCTTTAGATATTTCTGCCTCAAAATCGTTAGATTTAGGTCAAGTCTCAAATGCGCTTAGCAAGGCATACGGGGGTAATACGGCAGCTTTAGGAAAATTGCTACCAGGATTATCTAAAGCCGAACTTAAAACTAAATCTTTTGAGGAGATTACAGACGAGCTGGCTACTACTTTTGCCGGATCGGCTACTACAGCTGCTAATACTTTTCAAGGTTCAATGGATAAGTTATCTGTTGCATCTGCCAACGTTCAGGAGATTATTGGTAAAGGCATCATAGATGCACTCAAGGGTTTGAGTGAAGATACTACAGTCGATAATCTTGCTAAGGGCATGGAGGACTTTGCTTTATTTACTGCCGATGCAATTAGAGGCGTAGGCGTATTATTAGAAGCGTTAAAGAGCATCCCTGCTGCTGTCAATTTGCCTGGTCTTGAGTTTGCAATGCGAGCAACTGGCTTAGGCATCTTAAGCAGACTAGGTGCAGCAGAAAGAAAGAAAGAAGAAGCAGCACTGGCTCGTGCCACTAACGGCCTTGCTCACTTAGCCGAGTTAGAAGCAAGGTATGCTGCCATAACTTTAGCAACTAAAAAGAAACTAACAGCTGAGGAATTAAAGCAACTTAAAGCCAAGCAATTAAAGCTGGCAATAGATAAGGCTAACCTTGCTCTAGATAAGGGCAGCGATGTTTTTGACTTAGAAAAGATATCGCTAGCAGCGGCAGAAAGAAACGCAGCTGAGCAGCTAGGCAAGATAACTAGCCAGGCACAGCTGCTACAGATTACTAACGATCTAGCGCGGCTAGAGGTTAAAAAGTCTATTTTGGCGCTAGAGGACGCAATAGAGACACAAGATGTTGCAGCTATTACGCGTGCGACGGCTAAACTAAATGCCGATCTAGGAGTACTAGGCGTTCTGACTGGTCAAAAAATAAAACTTACTGAGATTAAAGATATTCTTGCAGCTATTGTGCCTAAAGATTTAATTAACTTAGGCAACCTAGATGCTGCTATTGCTAGGTTACTTACTATCGCCTCTTTTGGTAGCGGTGGCAGTATGGCAAGCCATGGCAACCCTATTTTAGGCGATCCTAATGCTAGTCCTACAGGTATTCCAGGGCCAACGCCTGTACAGTTTCCTAGCATTTTTGCCTCAGGTGGACGGATAGACATGGCAGGCAACTACAACGCCTTTAACCCGGCTATGGTAGGCATGACCTCGGGCGGATCGTCTGGTAATGCTGGCACAACTGTCATAGTCAATGCTGGCACTATTGCTACGCCGGATGAGCTAGTAGTACTTATTAAAACAGCTATACAAGACCTTAACAGGTTTGGAGACTCTACGACTTTTGCAGGGGCTATAGCATGACAGTACCTACACTTAACGCATTTATTAACTTTTCTACAGGGCCGAGCTTTGCTCAAGCTATGATTTTAGATCAAGGCGTACTAGATACAAACGTGCTAGCAGACAGCGTGGCAGTTATTGTGGACGTCTCAGATCAGATAGATAGGCTTACAACTAATAGAGGCCGTAACGCGCAAAGCGACCAATTCCAGACTGGCACAATGACGCTACGCATAGTAGATCAGAACGGCGATTTTAACCCTCAAAATCCTAACAGCCCGTATTTTGGCTTGCTATCGCCTATGCGTAAAGTATCTATAAGTGCTACTTACGCCAGCGTTACCTATCCAATCTTTAGCGGCTTTATTACTAGCTATAGCACTAACACGCCTCTTAACGCTTTAGATGTTGTTTATACAACTATTACAGCCGTAGATGCCTTTAGGCTGGCACAAAACGCACAGATCGCTACTGTGGCAGGTACAAGCGCAGGGCAGCTATCAGGCGCTCGCGTTAATGCTTTGCTAGATGCTATTGACTGGCCTGCCTCTATGCGTGACGTAGACGCTGGCCTAACTACTATGCAGGCAGACCCTGGCACAGCTCGCACAGCCCTACAAGCCTTGCAGACTGTAGAGATAAGCGAGTATGGCGCTTTGTACGTAGACGCCTCTGGTAATTTTGTTTTTCAAGATCGCGCTTTAACTGCAAGCTCTGTATCGGCGCCAGCTGTAGACTTCAACGATGACGGCACAGATATAGGCTACAACAATGCAGTATGGGTACTTAATGACTCTTTAGTGTATAACGAGGCTAACGTGACGCGCACAGGCGGTAGCGTACAAACTGCTAGCGACGCCGCCAGTATTGAAAAGTATTTTTTACACAGCTACAACCAGCAGAACTTACTTATGCAAACAGACGCCGTAGCCCTAGATTACGCGCAGGCTTACGTGGCTAGCCGAGCCGAGACTAGCGTACGCTGTGATGCCATAACGCTTGATCTATACACAGATAATTACAACTTAGGCATAATTGCAGCCCTTGATCTAGATTTTTTTGACCCTATAACTATTACAACTAATCAGCCAGGGTTATCTACCTTAAGCAAAACCTTGCAGATTTTTGGCGTGGCTATGAGCATAAGCCCTAATAGCTTTAAGGTAACATTTACTACGCTTGAGCCTATTATAGATGCTTTTATTTTAGATGATGCAATATATGGACTACTTGATACAGGCGTATTAAGTTATTAGAAAGGTAACAAAATGGCAGCAGGATTAGGCTTTAAGACCTTTACAACAGGTGAGGTGCTTACGGCAGCAAACGTTAATGGCTACCTGATGCAAGGTATTAACGTGTTTGCTACTACGGCTGCTAGAGATGCAGCTATCACAGCGCCTGCAGAGGGCCAATTTGCATTTACTAAAGATACAAATGGCCTATGGTATTACGACGGCGCAGTTTGGGTAGCATCAGGGGCTACAGGTGATATTGAGGGCGTAACCGCAGGGGTAGGCATCTCAGGCGGTGGCACGTCAGGAACAGTTACAGTCACAAACTCAATGGCAACGGCAATTACTACAAATGGTGATTTAATTTATGGAACAGGATCAGGAACATTTACGCGGCGCGGTATCGGTTCAACAGGTAACGTGCTTACAGTTTCAGGCGGTATTCCTGTTTGGGCTGCGCCCGCTGGCGGCGGCAAGGTTTTGCAGGTTGTTCAAGGTATTGCAACAACAGCATTATCGTCCTCATCTAGCACAATGGTAGATACAGGCTTAACGGCCACAATTACGCCTAGTTCGGCAACAAGTAAAGTACTAGTTTTGGTATCGCAAGGCGGTATTAAGAAAACAGTTACAAACACAGGTACTTATATGTCTCTTAAATTAGTGCGCGGCGCAACCGATTTATTAACACATGACAATCTTTTGTATACAAACACAGCTGTAATTCAATTTTATACTAGTCATTGTTTTAATTTATTAGACAGTCCAAGCACAACATCTGCAACCACATACAAAACACAATTTAGCAATCCGCCAGCTACTGCAGAAGTTTCTGTGCAAAGTGCCGGTGCAAGTTACATAATACTATTAGAGATAGGTGCTTAAATGGCAACAGGATCAGAAGTTTTGGCGTATTTAATTCCGCAAGGTGGCTGGGTCATATCAGAAAATGATTTTGACAGCATCCAATTTTTAGAGTGTGAGCCAATAACAAAAGAGCAATTTACACAGGGTTTTTTACAATATGATGCCTGGAAAGCGCAACAGGATGCACAAGCGGCTAGTAAAAAATCTGCATTATTAGATAAGTTAGGCATTACAGAGGATGAGGCGCGCCTCTTGCTTTCATAATGGAGACTAGCTACAACGGCTGGCCTGCATCTAAGGATCAGGCCGAGATAGACGTACAGTCTTATCTTGTGCCAGGCACAGATCGTAAGCTGCGCTGTGCAGCTGCTGTAGCGCCTTTGCTTATTGGCTTTGCCTCAGAGTTTCACCAGCTGATAGAGCCAATAGATGCAGGCACTTTTGACGATTGGGGCTATGCCTACAGGATGGTTAGAGGCAACCCTACAAAACTATCGTGTCACTCATCCGGCACAGCTATAGACCTAAATGCTACAAAACACCCTATGGGCACTTACGACACTTTTCCAGATGCAAAAGTACCTATGATCCGCGCCCTGGCTAAAAAGTATGGCCTTAAATGGGGCGGCGATTTTAAGACGCGCCCGGATGATATGCACTTTGAAATAAATCTTAGCCCTGCAAAGGTTGCAGAGTTAATTACAAAATTAGGGCTAGAAAAGGGGCAATAAATGAAAGAGCAACTTACGGCCGTCGGCCTGTCATATCTGCGTCATGCGCTAACCTGCGCGGCAGTTTTATATATGAGCGGTATTACAGACCCTAAAGTCTTGGCTAATGCTTTTATAGCTGGCCTTGTAGGGCCTTTTCTTAAAGCAATAGCGCCTAATGAGAAGCAGTTTGGCATAGGGGCTAAGTAAATGGACGCGCAGGCATGGGTAGCTATTGTAGCGGGCCTACTGGCTATCCTGTCTGCGCTCTATATGACCTTACGCTTTTTAGTAAAGTCAATACTGGCCGAGCTACTGCCGGATAATAACGGCGGCCATAACCTGCGAGGGCGTGTAGATCGCATAGAGGTCAAGGTAGATAAGATTTATGAGATGCTTATAGAGGCTAAATTAGCGCGCTAGCGTGTCGCACTTGTATTTTGTCAGAGGCTAGCCCCATACTATTACTACAAACGCTGAGTGGGCTAACTCGGATAGTAAGCACGCTCAGCCTTACGTTAGGGGCTAAGTATGAACAGTTTAGACTTTTTAATAGCATTAACACTAGCTGGCCTAGTGTGTAGTTTTGTGGTTGTAGGTTATCAAATTGGCTATAAGCATGGACATGGCGAGGGCTTTGTAAGAGGCCGCAATATTGCTAAAGCGCTACGAGATGCAGAGCTAACAAAATGAGTAACTTTTTAGAGGGTTACGAGGACGTAAACGCACGCATTATCCGCATAAGAGCTGAGTATCCTAGCCTGCGTTTAATTGCATATATTGAGGACATAGATATAACAAAAGGTTATGTCCTTATTAAGGCTGAGGCCTACCGAGAGTATGAGGATTTAGTGCCAAGCGCTGTAGATTATGCGTATGAGGTGCGATCAGATCGTGGCGTAAACCAGCATTTTTGGGTAGAAAACGCTGTCACTAGCGCTTATGGTCGCGTTATTGGCTTGCTTAGTCCAGGCGGTATAGCTCGCAGTACAAAGCAAGATATGGAAAAGGTTGAGGCGTTAGCTGCTAAAGATATAGCGCCGGATAACAGCGATTTTTGGGCTACTAACCCTGCTGCTGCTGCTATACCTACCCTTGCACAAGCTGTAACTACACTAGCTGAGACAATGGTGGCAACAGAGCCAGGTGTGCCTAGCTGTAATCATGGGCCGCGTGTGTGGCGATCAGGTGAGAAAAACGGCAAAGCCTGGGGTGTTTACGGCTGTAGCGAAAAGGTAAAGGCTAATCAATGCGCGCCGTTTTGGTATATGCAGACAAGTACAGGCTGGAAGCCTCAGCTATGAGCGGCTACGTAGAGCTAACAGACACTAAGACAATGATGGCTACGTTGTTTAAAGATGGCGTAGCCGTTACTACCTACAAAATGGAGACGTGCGATAGATGCTCAGGCATACGACAGTTTGACAAGGCTGGCTATTTCGTAAGTGATCCAAAAGAAAATATGGTGTGGTTTTGTAAGGACTGTCGCTAATGGAGATAACTCTT